GAAGGTAGATTGAAAGAAATTGATACTGAAATAAAAAATTTGAAAAAAGGAAGAAAATAATGATATTAATTGATCTGAGTCAAATACTTTTTGCATCGGCATCGATGTCTATGAAAAATGGTAAAGCTGATATAAACATTGTTCGGCACATGACATTGAATAGTTTGAAAAAATACCGAAAAGAACATTTTGATGAATACGGAGAATTGGTTATTTGCTGTGATGGTAAACACTCTTGGAGAAGAGAGGTTTTTCCACAATACAAAGCAATGAGAAAATCTGGAAGAGAAGCTTCATCTGTAGATTGGAGAGCAGTTTTTGAAATGTTCAATCAACTCAAAGAAGAAATTAAAGTAAACTTTCCTTATCGTGTAATTCATGTCGATACTGCTGAAGCAGATGATATCATAGGAACATTAGTTTTACGCAAAAGAAAAGAGGGTGAAAAAACACTGATTGTTTCCAGTGACAAAGACTTTATACAACTACAAATGAACGACAACGTGTTCCAATACTCTCCTGCTACAAAGAAATTTCTGAATGGTGTTGACCCACAAGAATATCTAAAAGAACATATTTTGAGAGGTGACAAAGGAGATGGAATCCCAAACGTGTTATCATCGGATAACGTTATTGTTGATAAAATAAGACAAACACCCATCACCAAGAAAAATCTTGAAGTTTGGATGAATGGTTCTTTACCGAAAGAACACTCTCATAGATTTGAAAGAAATCAAGAACTTATCGATTTAAGACACACTCCGAATCACTTGATGTGTGAAATTATCGAACAATATGAAGAAGAACCAATCGGTAATCGGAATAAACTTCCTACTTATTTCACAGAAAACAAGCTTGAAGTTTTATCAAATCACATCGGGGATTTTTAGTCCATATGCACATATTATAAATATTAATATGAAAACATTCTCTCAATATCTTTCCTTGCAGGAAAAACTCATCCTTTATAATCAAGGAAAAAATTATGGTCAAATAGTTTTTTTAGCAGGCGGGGCAGGGAGTGGAAAAGGATTTACAATTTCCAACTTTATGGAAAAAGAGAAATTTAAAATTCGTGATGTTGATGAGTGGAAAAAATCACTGATGAAAATGGCTGACCTACAAGGCAAATTTCCAGAGATAAAGGGATTGAATCTAAAAAATTCAAAAGATGTTTTTAAAATCCACCAGTTTGTCAAGAAAGCAGGAATCAAGGATAAGACACTTGACCTTCTGCTCAGAGATGCTAATTCTGATAGATTGCCGAATATCATGTTTGACATCACCATGAAAGATGCAAGTGACATTTCAACAATAATTCCGAAATTAGAACAAGTAGGATATGACTCTAAAAACATTCATCTTACATGGGTATTGACAAACTATGCTGTAGCAATTGTCAATAATCGTAATAGAGACAGAGTTGTTCCAGAAGATATTATGTTGATGTCTCACGAAGGTGCTGCAAAGAATATGTATGATGTAATCAAGGGAAAACTTCCAAGAGGTCTCAATGGAGGTGTTCGTGTTGTTCTGAATAATCGAGAAAATACCATTCCTTATGTCGATCCTGAGACAAAGAAAGAGGTAAGAACCAAAACTGGTAATATGATTGTCACAGATTTTACCTACCTGACCTTCAAAAAAGAAGGTAAATCGTTTGCTCCCGAAGCAGATGTGAAGAAAGAAGTTCTAGGATGGATTTCTTCTAATGTTCCCAAAACAAAACTCACCAAAGATTTTTCCAACCAAGAGTAAGAAAAGACTTGACAAACGTTTCGTTTTTCTGTATAATAGTACATGAAGAGTGAGGAAAGGAAAAAAATGTCAAAATCATTAAAGATTCTAAGAAAAGAAATTATGAAGAAGTATTCAGGGAAACTTACTGGATATGAGCATCTTGACGATGGAACAGGAGACTACTCAAAATCTTCTTCTGAAATGGAAGATGGAACAGATGAATTGGTATCAAATTACAAAAATATTACTCCAGGCGAAGAAAAGACTTGACAAAGTGTCGGTGACTTGGTATAATATAAGTATAGTGAGGTTAAAAAATAACCATTTTTATGAGAATATATTATGATGAAAACAAACTTAATAGAACAGAAATCAATGCTTGCCAAACTGATGGCAGCAGAGAACATTACTGTTGAACACAAGAAAATCCCTACCGCAGCATTCGATGTAAAAAATCGAATTTTATACTTACCTATTCTAAAATGGAAGCCTGGCTCAGATGTTTATGATCTGTTCTGTGCCCACGAAGTTGGTCATGCTCTATGGACACCTTATGATGGTTGGCATTCTTCCATAAGTGAAAAAGGTAAAGGGTATAAATCCTTCCTGAACGTTATCGAAGACGCGAGAATCGAAAAGAAAATCAAGAGAAAGTTTGCTGGTTCCAGAAAATGTATGCTGGGTGGTTATATCGAACTGATGGATGAAGATTTTTTCGGATTACGAAAGATGGGAGTTGACGCTAATGATCTTGGTTTGATTGACCGTATCAACCTTTACACAAAAGCTGGAACTCAGTATTCGATTGAGTTTACCGATGAAGAACGAGAGTGGGTTGAAAAAGTTGAAAGAACCGAAACTTGGGAAGATGTTGTTGAAGTTACCGATGCTCTGTATGAGTGGTGTAAAGAAAACGAATCTGAGACCGATAATAGTTACGGTGATTTAGATGAATATGATTGGAATGAAGATTATGACCCTAGTGATTATGAAAAAGATGAAAATACTTCTCCTATTGGTTCCGATGAAAATAAAGAAGATGATGGCGAAGAAAATGAAACCAAATCTTCTTCTAAGTCAAACGAAGATTCTGATGAAGAAAAAGATGGTTCGGAAACCTCTTCAAATAATTTTGAAGGTGGAAAAAGTGATCCATTCAGTGATAACAGAGAAGATTTTGCTGGTGGTTCTAATGATAATAACGAACCAACTTCAATGACTGATGAAGCTTTTAGAGAAAATGAAAAAGAATTATCAGATATGAGTGACCACGTTAGTATTCCTCAGTATCTAACTTTTCCTAAAATCAATACAGATGCAATTATTGTTGACCATAAAGTTATTCACGAAGAATTGAACAACTATTATAATAAAGTTGAAGGTGCTGTAGACACTGGAAACGAAATGTTGAAAACGTTCAAAAAGAACAATGGTAAAATGATTAGTTACATGGTCAAAGAGTTTGAAATGAAGAAAGCTGCTGATATTCATCGTAGAGCATATACCTCTAAAAGAGGCACTCTTGATATGAATAAGATTCACGCTTACAAATATAGTGATAATATTTTTCGCCAAATCACAAACTTGCCAGAAGGTAAGAATCATGGTATGGTGATGTTCATAGATTGGTCTGGTTCGATGCACGGATATATGAAAGACACTATCGAACAGTTGATAAACTTGACTATGTTTTGTCAGAAAGTTCAGATTCCATTTGAAGTGTATGCTTTTACTGACCATTACCGAGATTATAATTGTGATAATCCTCATCGTCCAAATTGGTCACGAAACAGTGATTCTAATTATGATGAAACTTCATCTGGAAAGAAAATATCAAACTACAAGAAAAATGATTTGATAATCAGTCAGCACTTACGTTTGATGACATTATTTTCTTCTAAAATGAAAGGCCGAGAATTGACAGAAGCATACAGAAACATATTGTTGGTTGGTGATACGTTTGCAAATTATTATGGTTATAGAAATAACCCTTACTATGGAGCTCCAAACAACTTTTCTTTAAGTGGAACTCCGTTGGATGCTACAATTCTTTGTGCTAAAACGATTATAGAAGAATTCAAGACAAAAACAAAAGCTCAAATCGTTAATGTCGTGTTTCTAACCGATGGTCAAAGTAATCGTCACAATGAATTTCTTGATGGTGATGGTTGTACACAACATATAGAGAGAAAAAATTTACATATTGATGACCCTATAACTAGAACAAGAGTTTATCCCAATAGAGAAAGTGGAAAACTAATGGATACCACTTCAATTTTCCTTTTAGCACTCAAAAAACAATTGGGAATAAATCTTCTTGGATTTTTCCTGACTTCTGGTTCTGGTAGAAGAACTGCTGGAAATATGTCTTATATAATGGAAAGATATCCAAAAGATGAAGAAATTACTAAATTTCGTAAAGAAAAGTTTTTGATTGAAACAAAAACTTCTTACGATGAACTCTACATTATTAATACAAAAGGTCTTGAAATTGATGAAGTAGACCACATGGATGCTGTTGAAGTCGGTTCGACTAAAGCACAAATCCGAAGAGCATTGAAAAAGAACACCAGCGGTAAATTACAGAATCGTATGTTACTCAATGCATTTATCAAAAAAGTTGCTTGAAGTGAAGAAAAAACTTGACAAAGAGTCGATGATTTGATATAATATAAGTATGGAATGAGAAAAGATGACTTTTCTCTTATTGTGAAACCCTCCCACACGGAGATTATTTGTTATGAAAAAAATTAAACTGTCCCCAGCAAAAATAAAATTTGTGAAATGTGCTCAATCTCTATACGGAGAAGAGTCGGTCATTTCTAAAAAACAAGTTCAAGATGTGACCAGTGATCACGATTTGGGTTTACCAAGTTGGTTTACACGTTCTCCTTTTACAGTTGAACGCGGTATGTATAAACTTCCCAATTTGGATGGAAATCTAGATATCGAAGTTACAACTATTCCAACTGTAACCGAATCTAGTTCAGAAAGTTTAGTTTCTTATGCTAAACCAGCAGAAAGAGAAACACCAAAAATGATTTCAAACGTTATTGAATTTCCTAAAAATCCTGAATCTTATGTTCCCGCTAAAGTTGGTGGATATGTAAAATTTGGTCATTACAATGATGTGAAAACTATCAAAAAAGCTGGTAGTTTTTATCCTATCTTCATTACTGGTTTGTCTGGAAACGGTAAAACTATGATGATTGAACAAATCCACGCGGAACTAAAACAAGAACTTCTCAGAGTCAACATTACTATTGAAACTGATGAAGATGATTTGATTGGTCACTACGCTCTTATTGATGGTAGAACAGTCTGGCAAGACGGACCTGTTGCAATAGCAATGGAACGTGGTGCAACTCTTCTTCTTGATGAAGTCGATTTAGCATCAAACAAAATTATGTGTTTACAACCTGTGCTGGAAGGCAATCCACTTCTTATCAAAAAAGAAGGCCGAGTGATTCGTCCTAAAGCCGGTTTCACAGTTATGGCAACTGCTAACACTAAAGGTAAAGGTTCAGAAGATGGACGCTTTATCGGAACTAACATTTTGAACGAAGCTTTCCTTGAGAGATTTCCAATCACTCTAGAACAAGAGTATCCTACCATAGCAACTGAGAAAAACATCATAAACAAATTGATGGAATCTCTTGGATGTCCCGATGAAGAATATGCTAAGAAATTGGTTGATTGGGCAGACTTGATTCGTAAAACCTTCTATGACGGTGGAGTTGATGAAATTATATCTACCCGCCGATTGGTTCATATTGTAAATGCTTTTTCAATCTTCAAAAATAGAATGAAATCAATCTCAATGTGTGTTGCTCGTTTCGATGACCAGACCAAAGACACTTTCATGGATTTGTATTCCAAGTTAGATGAAACTGTTACTCTGGAAGAAACTGAAGAAGTGAAACCAGTAGTCGAAGAAGTCGAAGATTACTCATAATATATAACATAGGGTGTTGTTCAATCGATCAACATCCTATTATCATATCTAGTGAATTATAATGGAGAATAATGGAAGTTAAATTACCTGTCGAAGAATTGCGAGAAAATAAAATAATGGTTTGTACGCCGATGTATGGTGGAATGTGTTCTGGAATGTATTCCAAAGCATGTGCTGACCTTGCTACGGTAGCAACAAAGTATGGAATGGATTTGAAGTTCTTCTATCTTTTCAACGAGTCATTGATTCCACGAGCAAGAAATTATTTGGTTGATGAGTTTATGAGAAGTCATTATACTCATTTGATGTTCATCGATGCTGACATACACTTTGACCCGAATGACGTATTGACACTTGCTGCTCTTAACAAAGATATTATTGGCGGACCTTATCCTAAAAAATGTATTGCTTGGGAAAAAGTTCGGAATGCTGTTGATTCTGGATTAGCAGATGAAGACCCGAATGTATTAGAAAAATATACAGGAGATTATGTTTTCAATCCAGTAGAAAACACACACAAAATACAAATATCTGAACCTGTTGATACGTTAGAAATCGGAACAGGGTTTATGATGATTAAGAAACAAGTATTCTTGGATTTCAAAGAAGCATTTCCACAATTTAGTTACAAACCAGATCACAATCGTTCTGAACATTTCAAGGGTGATAGAAACATCCATGCTTACTTTGATACTGTAATTGATTCAGAAGCATATCTTGGTAGTGTGTCTGGTGGCAGTGATCGATATCTTTCAGAAGATTATTTCTTTTGTCAATTTGCTAGAAAAATGGGATACCAAATATTTCTTTGCCCGTGGATGGAACTTGGACATATGGGTTCATACGTTTTTACTGGTTCAATGTCAAGTTTAGCAAACCTTGAATTTGCATCACATGGAGCAGATTCAGATAAAGTAAGTAATCATTCAAAAAGAAAACGAAATAATGGAAAATCCAAGAAGAAACGAAAATGAAGTTGACTATGTTTTCGATGAGGGTAAGTATTTAAGTGAAATTTGGGATGCAATTGATAAAACCTATATCTCACATTATGCTCAAAACAAAATACAATCAACAGAGTTTATTGCTGATTCGGGACACGGAGAAGGGTTCTGTATCGGAAATATAATTAAGTACGCTCAACGTTATGGTAAGAAGGGTGGATTTAATAGAAACGACTTGACAAAAGTCGCACATTATGTTATTATTATGTTATACTTACATGATAATTATTACAACCGTGAATCTCAAGGAGAACACAATGAAGTTAAGTGAAAGCAC